CCGTAAAGTTGGGCGGGCATATTGGTAGGACGTGTTCTGAAGTCTCTATCCAGGAGGTCGGTGAAAAATAGACGCGAGAGGATGAGAGTGTCAAATAATTTACCTTTATAGGTCCAGTCTTGAACCAGTTCTTTAATGGCCTCAATGTCATAACCAATAATGTTATGACCCCAGAGTTCTGACGCTTCACCTAGAAACTTCAGACCTTCAGGTATATCCCCGTTGTCCCATCTATACTCTTGATTGGTATCAAGGTCGCGGGCAACTATGCAGTGAATCTTTGTTAGGCCCCGAAGTAATCCGTCTGTCTCGATATCAAATACGAGACGTGGGCCTAGTTTGCTTGTGCTCATGGTTTGATAAAATGAATAATGACTGATGCCTTCATTTATTCACAGCTCGCAGAGCAATCAGTACACCCCGAAGGTCTTCTCTAATAACTTGCCCACCTACTAACCTGGTCATTTCTTGACCCTCACCATCAACAATCAGAAGTGAAGGAAACTTCTCTATCTTGTATGTCTCTACAAGGGACTCGTGCTTTTCTTTCTGAAGTGTTGTGATGTAGCTTTTTAACTCTGGCAGTTCTTTTAACATGATCACCATATTGTCTTTGGTGAGTGTGCAAGGAATGCAATCCTCTTTAGTGAATAGAAGAGCTTTAAAATCCATAATCGTCATCTGGTTGAGTGGAAGTGAAAGGGTTAGCTGAAGCGCTTTGAAGACGTCCTGTGTCCTGGCCATAGGCAAGGGTTGCGGCTGGGCCTGTACGTCCATTGAATCTGTTCTTGAGCACGACAAGCTTTGAGGCGTTATCGCCCGACTTAATGTCACGCTCAAGAGCAACAACCAGATCACTCAGTTGAGCAATTGCTTGGCTGCCTCGTAATGAGTTGAGGGTTACTGTTGCTCCATCCTCAAAACCTTTATCACCTTGTGGTCGGCGGAGGTGGGAGATGAGAATCATGCCAATGCCTGTCTCCTCAACAAAGCTACGGAGCTTAGTCATGGTCAGGTCAATAGTCTTGCGTTCATCTTGATTCTCGTTACCTGATAACAGGATGGAGAGGTGATCAAGGATGACCCACTTAACCCCGTTAGTTTTAACGAGATAGCGGATATCATTTAGAAGACTGTCAGGATCACAACTGCCGAAGCCATCCCTAAGGAAAAGCCGACCAGACCCGAGAGTACTATCAAAGGATTTACAGAAGAGCTCATCATCAATTTGATTGTCAATGTGAAGTGGTTTGTTTGCAGCAACAGTCATCAGCCTGAGGCCGGTACGCTTAACACTCTCTTCAAGTGCTATGTATCCAACGGTCTGATCTTGATTGACTAGATGTGTAGCTATTTCTCCACAGAGGGTGCTTTTACCTGTCCCTGAGCCAGCTGTGAGGGTGACAAGTTCGCCAAGGCGGAGACCTCCAGTGACTTCATTAAGGCCTTCATATGGGTAAGTAGCATCCCTCCCGTGCAAAGGAGAAGAAACCAGATCAAAAAGATTTCTACCATCTATGATTGATTTAGGGACATAAGAGCGTTTATTCCAGATGGATTGTCTAATCGCATCTGTATCTCCAACCTGTATGGCCTCCGAGGCATCCTTGTATTGGCCTAGAGTGGCCATGAATACTCGGTCAGATGGAAAGAGGTCGATACACTCTTCAGTAGCCTTGACGCCTGCCTCATCGTTATCAAACATCAGCACGATTTCGTTGAAACCGAGGATGTAGTTGAGCTGATGCTGCAAGGCTTTACGGGCGTTCTGTGCTCCATTAGGGACAGACACCACAGGCCAGTTAGGGCGGGCTTGCCAGACACTTAGAGCGTCTAGTTCTCCCTCAGTAATGACAATTGTTTTGCCAGTACCAAAGAGATGCTGGCCGAAGAGTTGGTTCTCTTCGTTCTTACCCGTCCAGGTGAACTTCTTATCAGGACTCCGCTCTTTGTAGGCCACAACGCGACCAGTAGCAGAGTAATAAGGGAACCGAAGAGCCGGTCCCTGTTGCCTGACGTTGAACTTTTTGCAAGTCTCTTCTGTGATCTTGCGTTTGCGAAGGGGAGCAAAGTCCCCGTCATATTGGATCATGCGGGTGGATGATGAGCGGGGTTGGATGGTTTCACCCGTACCTCTTGTGGAATACCCACAGCTAAAGCAATAAGACCCTCCATCGGAATAGAGGGTATAAGCATCAGAAGAGGTACAACTAGGGCAGGGTCCCTGAGAGATGACAACATTCTCAGTCTGGGGATAGTTCATCTACAATCTCCAGGTATTCAGTCATGGCTGAGACAATCTCATATTCAGTGAATCCTTTATCTTCCAAATCGTGAAAGAGGTCATCAATGGCTTGAAGCACAGTGAATCGGGTTGTCATGTAAGCCAATCATGTGGGATGTTCGGGAATATGCACCAAGGAAAATCGTGCTTGTCTGCCCAATCTCCATAGGTTGTTTTACTGTTTTTAGAAATAGTGTTATTGCGTTGGAATACGAATCGAATATCTAAGTGGGGATGAGCTTCTTTAACAGCTAACATTTTCCGCCTATCACTAGGCTTGAAGAAACCTTTTGCCTCTATGATTACGTCATTAGGTAAGAAAAAGTCCGGCGTATATTTGGACTTCGTTATGTAATCAAACTTTTCTACTTCGTAAAGGTAGGGAGTGGCTTGCTTGTCAAAGAACTTCCCCAGCCTCTCTTCGAGACCAGAGCGATAGTTCATGGTGATCAGAAGTCGTAGCTAGTGCCTTCAGGAGTGCAATTGGCTGCAATCTCCTCAGCATGTGCTTTGCGTACAGCTGGATCGGCTTGGGTAAAACCTTTAACAGCTCCGAACATGCCAGCTACTTCCTCAACAGACAGGTCACCCGAATCAACAGCACCGTTGCCGGTAGCTAGCTCGATGATCTGTACGCCAATGACCTTCATGGAGGTCCCGACGTTGGAGCCCATGCAATAGGGCTTTTGGTCGACAATGATGTTGGCCTTGGTGCCCTTGCGGACATCCTTCAGGACAGCCCGCTCGATTGGAACTCCCGTGGAATCCACAAAGACGGGTTCGGGCTTGGCCTTGCGGCTGCCATCACCAGCGCCATAGGTGTACTTAACTAAACCTGTCTCATCCCAGGGGGTCATTGCTTCCTGAACACGTCCAGTTGCTTTTGACTTAGCCCAGGTAATCAGTTCTTCTCGGTCGCTTTCCACTTGCGTGAGTACATCAGAGGGAATGACATAAGCGAAAGTACGGTTGTTGAACTTGCCTGTGTCTTCGTAGACAGCGATGAAGCCTTGGAGGGTTGTTTCAAATTGATAGCGATTTGCCATGTGTTTTGGTGTTTGAGTTGGTTAGGTGGGAATGATCAGTTAATAGCTGCATAGCCTGAGCTGCGATGACGAGGCATCACACGGTCAAGCTTTTGGATGACAGGAGCAAAGTTAAAGATCTGCCCGTCTGCCATCTCGTCTTCGATGAAGACCTTTGCAATGACAAGAATGTCTTGGATGCGTTGCTGTGTAGCTGAGCTGAGCTGCTGCCAGTTGGTTTTGAATGATGAGCGTCTCCAACCGCCACAGCGATTGAGCATCTCGTCGTAAACCGGGGCGGGTAAGCGGTTGTAAACCAGCTCATTAACAAGGACTCCCATGCGTTTGCAGCGGTCCTTCTGTCCGTTGGCAACCAGAAGCTCCTTGATCTCGTTGATCGGATCAGCTTTCTCGTTACTAGGCAGGGCCTTGAAGAACTTCTCAAAAGAAGGATCGATCTCCTTCTGAGCTTCTTCGCTGATCAGGCCAGCTTCTTTGCGAAGGATCAGGTCGAGGGATACACCAGCCAGAGACTTGAGCAGGGTCTTGGCCCGCTTGCCACCTGCTGTGTTCTTCTCGGAGAAGTGCCATAGCATCTCGATGAACAGCTCTTGGGTCATGGCGAGGGCTGACACTTGGCCTGATCCTTCCCGCTCGAAAGACACCGCACAAACCCCATCCAAAAGGCTGAGATCCGTTGCAGCAACTGGGCTGGAGACACCGCACATTTTTGTCAGGCTTGACCGGAGACGGCTCAAAGCACCGCCACCAGATTGGCCATACATCAGCTTGGTGGCCCCAGTGATCGAGAGGTGTGGAACCCCATCAATCAGTAGGCCTTGTGAGTTGGTGAACTTGGACTGGAATGTGGTTGCGATTTTCATAAGTAAGGATGAATGACCTTGATTTGTGAGAGCGAGTCAGACGTCATAGAGGAGACAGCAGGAAAGAAATTCGCTGTATTCCTCTTCAGTCAGTTCTTCGATCTGTGTTTGGGTCAGATCACAGGAATTCGCCAAGCTGACGACGTTCTGGATCTCTTCTGCTGTTGCTTCTGAGAAGTGAAAGAGGCTCATTAGTTCCTTGAGTTAGATGGTTGGCTAGGTGGGATCGTCGAAACCCCAATAAAAAAGAGGGCCCATGCCCTCTCGTTCTCACTTAGCCCTTAGCTACAAACAGGAACCTAAAACCAGCGCGTCTACCAATTCCGCCAGATGGGCCAAGGGATCTCAGCGATTGAGAATCCGTTGTTTTGATAGTACAGCACCGATATAGGCCCTGAATTCGCAATAGCTAGTCACGCTCAGATAGCCAGCATGGCAGATCTAGCGGCCTCATCGGATGCCTTGCAGTACTTCAGAGACATCTCGATAGTCGAGTGTCCAAGTAGCTCCATGACAGTCCTTGGATGTGTAACAGCACCAACCCACGTCCCGAAGGAGTGGCGGAGACAATGCCACACATAGTCGTCTGAAAATTCAGAGGCCCTCCGAACCTTTTTGAAAGCTGAGTACAGCTGATCTTTGTTGCTCCAATCTTGATGAAAGAGTCGAGATTGGTTCAATCGGTTCTTGATGATGGGCCTGATCTTGTCGTTCAGCTTTAGTTGCCGAACTTTTCCAGACTTGGTCCTGTTCCAGGACTTACCACCGATGATCAAAGCATCGAGTGCCGGGTCGTAGTCATCAGGCCTTAACTTCAGTAGCTCGCCTTGACGAACTCCCGTGTAAGCACTGACGAGGATGGCATCAGCTAGATCATTGCCCCACCGATCCCCATAGAGGTCACGGCTGGTGAATGCCAGCTTGTCGACTTCCTCTTTCTTAAACCAGTGGATGCGAGCCTCATTCTCATCACAACGTGAGAACTTCGGGCAGTCATGCTCATGCAGCCCAGCAAGCCGGGTGTACTTCATAACTGTTGTGCCTGCGGAGATGATGCGATTAACACCACCACCCGATCTGTTCTGATCGAGTAGCTCGGCTTGGAGGGTCATCCACCAACCAGCAGAGGCCATTCTCTTAAGTGGGAGTGACTTACCGGCATATTCGGTGATGTGGTTGGCGTTGATCGCGGCTGTCTTTGCCGCTCTCTGTCGCTTCCACTTTGTGTTCCAGGTGAAATCCAAGGCTTCACCCCAGGTCTTCATCTGCTTGGTCATAGGCTTCGATCTCCTTTTGTGCTTGGGTGAATCGGGGAGCATCAGTAACAGGGTTGATCCTGCGTTTGGCGTGCTCTTCCAGGAGATTGGTGAACACCCGACCCTTAGGAGTCAGGAACAATCTCCAGGCCCGATGGTTGCTGGGGTCACGCTCACGCTTGACAAGCTTCAGCC